TGGGTGATATAGCTGAGTTCTACGTAACAACTTGGTTGTGGGACGAGGGTTACGAAGTCTTCCGTAACGCTGGATGCACCGGGGCTATCGACATAGTTGCTCTCAGGAACGGAGTGCCTGTGTTCATCGACGTAAAATCTAAAAACACTGATACACGGTACGGTCACTCACGTACAGAAGAACAGAAACTTTTACGTGTACAGCTCGTAGAGTTCAACGGACAAACCCGGAAGTGTCGCTGGGTGGAGCATGAAGAATGAGCATACACACGCTAGTAGAGGACATCTACAAGACGGTGGCTGACAAAGAGCCAGCCGAAGGTGTTGACCTGTACGACGAGATAGAACAGTTCGGTGAAAACTGTAAGCGTTTGATGACTAACCTGTTCACTGAGGAACGGGACGGACGCACCCTGCGCATGTCTAACATCGGACGCAAGGATCGTTACCTGTGGAACGCGGTCAACAACCCGGACGTGTCAGAAGAACTATCGCCCAACACTTACGTCAAGTTTATGTACGGTCACTTGATCGAAGAGATGTTGTTATTTTTAACAAAACTAGCCGGACACGAGGTTACTGATGAGCAAAAGAGATGTGAAGTTTCGGGTGTTACAGGGTCTATGGACTGTAAAATTGATGGTGTTGTCACTGATGTTAAGTCTGTGTCCTCTTTTGGGTTTAAAAAATTCAAGGACGGAAGTATGGCTCTTGACGACCCGTTTGGCTACGTTGCTCAAATTAAGGGTTATGCACACTCAGAGGGAAGAGACAACCGTTTTGGTTGGCTAGCTATGGACAAACAGAACGGACACCTGACGTACCTGCTGTACGATACAGAGGATACTCAGTCGTTCGTCCACAACACAATCTCTTACGACATCGAAGAACGTATTGAACACATCAAAGAGGTTGTGCAGCAAGAAGAACCACCCGAGCATTGTTACGAGGCTGTCGATGACGGCAAGAGTGGCAACAAAAAGCTGGCAGTCGGTTGTTCGTACTGCTCTTACAAGAAAACTTGTTGGCCCGACGTTAGAGGCTTTGCCTACGCTAACGGCCCACGTTACTTAGTGGAGGTGGTCAATGAGCCGCAAGTCCCGGAAATCGAACTTAGGTAAGTACAGGTCAGGATTCGAAAAAGATGTCGCGCAACAGCTACAACCATTTGGTTTTACGTACGAGTCGTGCCAAGTCCCGTACAAAATTGAACGAAAGTACACCCCAGACTTTGTGTACGAAAAACAAGGTGTTACTTATTACATCGAATGTAAAGGATACTTCAGAGCGGGGGACACCCAGAAGTACCGCTCAATCTCTAACTGCCTTGGAAGCAATCAAGAACTTATCTTCGTACTTATGAAGCCAAACCAAAAAGTAAATAAAAGTACCAAAAATACTATGGCTCAGTGGTGCGAGAAAAATAACATAAAATGGTACGATACTAGTACGCTCAAGGAATTAGTCGATTATGTCTCTGACACTAGAAGAAACTAAAGAGCGGTTGTTGCGGTTGTACGACCCTGACGATCTTCTGGAAGCCTTACAAATATCATCAACAGAAATACTAGATCGCTTTGAAGACAAGCTCATCAAACGCCTAGAGTTCTTTTACGAAGAATTTCAGGAGCAAGAAGAGGAATACGATGAAGATGAGTATTGATGATGCAACACCCGAGGAGTGGAACGTGTCCAGTAAAACAGCGTACGGTAAGCTATACCACCCTCAAGATATACACAACCCTGTTACCCAGCCCGATCACTACAACCGTGGGGCCATCGAAGCTATCGAAGCAATCAAGGCTTCTATGCACCCGCAAGAGTACAAGGGTTACCTCAAAGGCAACTGCTTGAAGTACCTCTGGCGCTACGAATACAAGAACGGTTTAGAGGATCTCAAGAAAGCCAAGGTCTACCTAGAGTGGTTGATAAAGGAAGTAGGCTCGTGAAGATAGTCGAGGGTAACTTCGGGAAGAAAGAAAAAGACATTACCACTTCTGAGTTCCTCGCGGCCTTTTCTGTTAAGGCGCTTGATTACGAACAAGAAGGGAAAGAAGTTAAGGTAGCTGTCGTGATGTACAGAGACGGTGAAGTGTTTGAGATAGCCGCTAACGAACAGTACCCAGACGGTGTGTACATGCTTCTAAACATGGCAGCACACGCAATAATAAACGAGACGTTAGGAATAACAGGAGTGATAGATTAGATGGATGCGTACCAACAGTACATACACAAGTCGAGATACGCACGGTACTTGCCAGAAGAGCAACGCCGGGAGTCGTGGGAAGAAACAGTAAAGCGTTACGTAGATTACTGGGGGGAGAAGCTGCCTGAAAAAGAACACAAGGAAGTGTTCAAGGCTATACACGACCTAGATGTTATGCCGTCCATGCGAGCTTTGATGACCGCAGGTGAGGCTTTAGACCGTGACAACGTAGCGGGGTTTAACTGTAGTTACTTACCTATTGACCACCCCAAGGCGTTCGACGAGATGATGTACGTCTTGATGTGTGGTACAGGTGTAGGCTTTAGCGTTGAACGGCAGTACGTACAGAAACTACCGGAGGTGGCAGAAACATTCCATGAAACCGACACAGTTATTAATGTGGCAGATTCGAAGATCGGATGGGCGAAATCGTTTAGGGAACTGGTATCACTGCTGTATTCGGGTCAGATTCCCCAATGGGATACTAGCAGAGTTAGACCTGCAGGTTCCGCGTTGCGAGTTTTTGGAGGTAGAGCATCAGGTCCAGAGCCTCTGCTCGAACTGTTTCGATTCACAGTTGACCTCTTTCAAGCTGCGGCTGGAAGAAAGCTTAGCTCAGTCGAGTGCCACGATCTTTGCTGCAAGATTGCTCAAATCGTCGTTGTCGGAGGAGTCCGAAGATCAGCCCTCATCAGTCTCAGCAACCTCACCGACGACAGACTCCGAAGGTGTAAGCACGGACAGTGGTGGGTTGACAACCCCCAACGAGGACTAGCAAACAACTCTGCGTGTTACACAGAGAAGCCAGACTTTGAGGCGTTTTTAAATGAGTGGACAAGCCTGTACGAATCCCGATCTGGAGAGCGAGGTGTCTTTTCTAGAGTGGCTAGTCAAAAACAGGCTGCAAGAAACGAGCGACGAGATGCTACCTTTGATTTTGGAACTAATCCATGTAGCGAAATCATCCTCCGGCCTTACCAGTTCTGCAATCTATCGGAGGTTGTTGTCCGGCAAACCGATACTCTCGCAGACCTCAAACGAAAAGTACGCATTGCGACTATCCTTGGAACTCTACAGGCTACCCTCACCGACTTTAGATACCTCCGAAACGTCTGGAAAGTAAACACAGAAGAGGAGGCGTTGCTGGGCGTATCACTAACAGGCATCATGGACCACCCGATGCTATCAGGACGAGGAGACAAGAGTGAACTCAAGAAGTGGCTCAGAGCCATGCGAGCGGAGGCCGTTAAAACTAATGAGCAGTGGGCCTCTAGGCTGGGCATTAACGTATCTACAGCCATTACTGCTGTTAAGCCTTCAGGTACTGTTAGTCAGTTGGTCGATTCTGCTAGTGGCATTCACCCTCGCTACAGCAGTCAATATATTCGAAGAGTCCGTGCAGACTCTCGTGACCCGCTTTGTACCGTTCTAGAGGCCGCAGGAGTCCCTGTGGAGGACGATGTAATGTCCCCCAGTACCCGGGTATTCAGCTTCCCTATCGCGTCTCCTGAAGGCGCTGTGACAGCCTCAGACATGGGTGCTATGGAGCAGCTGGAACTCTGGGAAATATACCAAGACGAGTGGTGCGAGCATAAGCCATCTATGACTTGCTACTATCGTGATGAGGAGTTTCTAGAGGTGGGACAGTGGTTGTACAACAAGTTCGACAAGGTGTCAGGTATCAGTTTCTTGCCGTACTCAGACCACACGTACCAGCAAGCGCCGTACGAGCCTGTGGACAAGAAGACGTACAACCAGATGGTGAAGGATTTCCCGAAGGAAATATCGTGGGATATAGAAGAGGCCAGCGATATGACTGAAGGGTCACAGCAACTGGCCTGCACAGGGAACAACTGTGAACTATGACATGAATACTACGGAGTAGCCTTCCATTTTGCCTACGTCCTCTGGCTTATCTTTTGAGTCGTGAGGCGTAGGCATCCCCTCTTTCTGCATATTCTTGATTCGAGACTTTGACTTTTCACACATAGAGTGATAGTCAATAGATGTGTACGATACTGTGTGGTCTTTGTCTTTCATAGTTACTCCTTAATTAAATTCTTCGTCTAAGAAAGGTTGGGCTACACGCATAAACGGTAACCATCGTATTCCCCGGCCCTCAAAGATTACTTCTTCTAGGTCATCTTCTCCGGTTACTAGGCCTGTCAAGTCTTCAACTATGTCTATGGACCCTGAAACTGGTGCAGGCACAACGCTTAACAACAAAGGTATTGCATCTTTCTCTGCAAGTTTGTTGAGGTTGTAAGTACTAAGGGTATTTACAGACACTAAACTCAGAGCAAAATCTGTAGCGTACTTTTGCATGTGGTCCATTTCAAACGCTTCTCTCTTCATTACTGGCTGACGTAGTTCGTTTAACAGAACATTACCACCACCAACAACAGTTAAGTAAGCAAGTGCGTTCTTCACAGCCTCTGCTTTTTTCTTATTGTCCTTGTTCTTTACGCCTTCTTTGTAAGTGTTGTATACCAAGTTTTCTATTTGTTGTAGTTGCTTCAAACCAAACGTACGCAACATGTACAAAATTCTACCGTTTGGATGATCTAAGTACCACTTAGGCATCTGAGCTAAATCAGAAGGCTGTAATCTGCTAAGCTCCGCAGCCGCTAGCTCTTTGACTCTTTGTGTTTTCTTGTTAGCCAACAAGTCACGCTTGAGAAGACGCATTTCAGTAGGACCAAACAACCAAGAAAACTCAGCGTCTAAAGTACCATCTATTATTTTTTGCTTTGCTCTGTTCACAGCAGCCGTTAACGA